TAAAAATAGCTTTAGCAAATTTTTTAAATCATTCGATAAAAATAGCTTTAGCAAATTTTTTAAATCATTCGATAAAAATAGCTTTAGCAAATTTTTTAAATCATTCGATAAAAATAGCTTAATAGCTTTAGCAAATTTATAAAAGCTTATTGGTAATACAATAAAACCAATAATACATTAAACTTTGAAGGGCTATGGGGAAGACCATATAATAATTTGTAATTGTATTATCATATAAGATCTCTAATAATAGACTAATTGTTATATAAGTCCCAAATAAGACTCTAATAATCGTAAACAGGGTAGCGAAGACCCATTGGTTAAGCCAATAAAACCAGTTTTTGGCAGTATATCCTCTTTTATGTAAGACATATGTTAAATTATATATAGGAGTTGATAATTCGAATGTCATATAATAGACGACGTATCTTGCATAATTCCACTTATAGAAATATGTGATAATTAGGGATATTAAGCCAAGAAAATGGTGGAAGAAATATATATTGTGTCGTGGAACATAATTTTTAAGCATTAAATAGGTATCAACGATAAAATATATCGATCCAATATAGAAGACAGAGAGTGTTAAGCTTTCAGTACTAACTCTCTGAATAACATTTTCTATATTATATAGATTAAGACTATTAAAGGTTAAGAACAAACTGATAAATCCCATTGGGATATGGAAAATCGTGGCTTCTAATGCATTCATTCTCTAGAAACAAAATTTATTAATAATATTTAAAGTAAAAAGAAATGAGTCATTTTTTTTATAGTTTATATCCTAAAAATGTGGTTATAAAGATAATTTTATAATAATACATATGATAAATGGTAAAAAAAAATAAGAATAAAAATCAAAATAAGGAGAGTAAAGGAGTTAATGATGAATTGACTGATAGTCAAAGAAGTGCTTTAGCTAACAGGATTCGTATACAAATGATGTCAATTGAAAGTGATGGGATCGTCTTAGAAAGCATGGAAGGTATTAAAAAATTAAATATAATGCTATCCTTATTTGAAAAAGCTGGTAAAGAGTTTGATACATGCATTCCACTTAAAGAATTAGATAACAGATATTTAGAGGTTAGATTGCGAAATAATAAAAATAAGCAAAGTGTCGTCGTAATTAAGAATGGCAATTTACCTGCATAGAGAAATTAAGTGTAGCAGAATAATTATATATAAAAAAAAATGATATATAATTTATTTTTTGCTCTTAGCTATTAGTAAAATAATTTACCGAAAGAATCATTAACATTTTGAAAAAAAGAGAAAAAAGTAAGTATGGATATTCAGAAAGGTTTGATTTTTCGTAACTTAGCGGAAATTATCGATCCAGATGATACGATTTCGAAAGTTTTGGAATCGAAAAGACCGTTAAGAATCTATTGGGGAACTGCTACTACTGGAAAGCCTCATCTAGGGTATTTAGTTCCACTAATTAAGTTGGTACAGTTTATGAAAGCAGGAGTAGACCTAACAATCCTTTTAGCGGATTTGCATGCAATGCTCGATAGTATGAAGTCGACACCCGATCAAATAGTCGCACGTACTGAATTTTACGAGTTAATTCTTAGAATTATTATTCAACATATTTCAAAACTGTTAGATTTAGAAGATAGTCTTATCCTTAGTCTTAAGTTCGTGGTTGGTAGTTCATTTCAGAAGAGTCCTGAATACACTATGGATTTATTAAGATTAATGTCAGTCACTACTTGTAAGAGTGCTCAGAGAGCAGGTGCAGAGGTGGTTAAGCAATCAAAGGATCCGTTGTTAAGCTCGATGGTCTACCCATTGATGCAATGTTTAGATGAGGTTTATTTAAAATGTGATGTTCAGTTTGGCGGAGTAGATCAGAGAAAGTTGTTTATGTTTTCGCGTGATACGATTACTCAGATTAATTATAATAAATGTGCATATTTAATGAATCCTTTAATTCCTGGTCTAACAAAGACTGGAAAGATGAGTTCATCGGAACCATTTTCAAAGATTGATTTTGATGATTCGGATGAAACTATTCGTGAAAAACTTAAGAAAGCTTATTCAGTCGATGGAATAACAGAGAATAATGGTATATTAGCAATAACTAAATATATTATCTTCGAGTTGTTTACGACTGTTAACATTAAAAGGGAGGAAAAATATGGTGGAAATGTAAGTTATTCTTCATTTCAGGAGTTAGAAGATGATTTCGTCCAGAAAAGGCTAGGATCTGTCGATCTAAAAGCAGCATTAGCAGAACTACTAATTGAAATAATCTCTCCAATTCGATCAGAATTACAGAAATATAATGAGTTAATAGATCAAGCATATAAGGGCGGGGGGCCGCTAAAGCGAAGCTGAAGCTGTAAGCCCTTATGAAACTAAAGAGACCGTCCCTATTGGCCTCGCTGCGCTAGCGATAAGCGCGAGTCCGGTTGGTTTAATAAGTCCTTATAAAGTAAAAGGTTTAAAGGTCTATATGTCTAAGGTATTCATATTAAAATACTTTGAACATATTTATTAGTAAAAATGTGGTGCATATATATTATGAATTAAAAATGATGCATTTAAATTTTTTACTCTAGAGTAAACCAAAAAAGAAAATGGATACTAAACAAATTGTCGAGTTCGTTGCACATACAGGTTTTTTAGGCAATGTCTATAACAAACGAATGTATTTGCATAATCCAACTAATTTTGTACAGGAAATTATTTCAAATTTGAAAGATATGTCAGAGATTGATCCAAAAAGTTTTAATAAACTCTTTTTGGATATTGTTAAAACAATAACTTTTACTTTTGAAGGTGGTTATTATAACGATAAAAATTATCCTATAATTTATAATCGTCAAATTCTTGATTTTATGTTTACAAATTCATCTAACATACTTACTCTCAAGGCAAAGTATGTTAGATGGATTTGTTATCTATTTAAAAATACGAAACTTTATAGTATATTTAATTTTATCACAAATAATTCTAATATATTTTGTCAGAAAATTTTAGTTTCTGAAAATATTTATCAAGACATATTGGAGAGGAAGAAATTGCAAATTGCAAATAAAATCATTGATGATACAATTGGTTTACATGCGGCTGAATTGCCAGCTGAAATTTTAGCACAAATTTATTCATACAATTATGATACTTCAGCTTTTAGTCTTTATGAGTTGATAGAATTGATTAAACCTGTCAACAAACGTTTACCCGAGAAAAGCTGTTATTGAACGTTTCGTGAATGAGTTAACAACCCAGGCGTATAGTGACTCTACGACAACAAGAGCTACGACAAACATGTGCTACGACATGCATGCCTTTCATATCTAGGTTTAAATTATATTAAAAAATACTTTGAATAGCGAAATGCATATCAGATATACGTATATACATGTGTATATATATATTATATATTAAAAGTGATTGATTTCGAGAATCTCATCATTTATTCTAATAAAGAACAAAAACAAACAATAAAAATAATGACCGATTATGATATTGAGTGGCCCACCCAAGATGAACAACGAAAAAAGCATCTTGCAATGATGAAAGGAATCATTGAACGTTTCGTAGGTTGTGAACAGCAAGAACAAGCTACACAGCCTGAGCCCGAGCCAAAGTCTGAGCCCGAGCTTTACGATGTTACTCGTTGGTGCAACAGGCAGATCTGTAATGATTGTTGGATGGTACACAATCCATCAATTCCAGTTACGCGTGTTCTTAAGTGTCAATCTGAAGAATGTATCATGTGTGACAAATATACTGACAGTGGTATCTATGTTCGCGTTAAGATTGCATGGCAAGTAGACTTCAGTCAGCATGTTCGCTACACATAGTCTTTTTATTTTAAAAGTTAAACTAATCATTTAACTCTTTGTTTCTTTGTTTGTTTTTCTTTGGTTATGAATAAAAAGAGTAAATTTAGTAATAAATTAGAGTAAATTAGATAATAAAATTAGTAATAAAATTAATAATAAAAGTAAAAAAGAGTAAATTAGTAATAAATTAGTAATAAAAAGAGGGTAAAAAAATCTTTTTTTATTACAAAGAGGGTGATTTATTTACCAAATCATAAATTAGTATATTTCTTTTTAGCTTTAGGCTTTGCGTAAAATGGTTATTTGTTGTTTTTGTTCTGGTTTTTTTAGTAATATTTTGATTGGTAACTTTGGTTTAATTACTTCGGGTTCATCTTTAGTTTCAACTCCAGTTTCAGCATTCGTGGTTGTTAAGTTATTAGCAGCAATATATTCTGCCATTCTTTTCTCCTTCTTTATATGAACATTCTTCATATGGCGAGTAAGTTTATTGCGACTATCATAGACTGCACCACATGTAGTGCACTTTAATCCTTCCATCTTAGCTTTGTGTTTTACCGTCCTTACGTGGATATCATAATTGTACCTATTAGTCGATGTAAATCCACATGGTACACAATCGAAATTTTGTTCCATTAAATTGTATATATTTATAACATAAAAAGATTTTTAAACATAGATTATTTTTTAATAATTAAATAAATAATAATCAAACGCATATTAATATAAATATGTATAATGTTTATTTTTTAAATTCAAAGATACTTATGAAATTAAAAATAAACATGTTATGAATCCATAGATATAACGAATGTTGCAAATCCATAGGGATTAAATAATCTAACAGTTGGTTCTTCTAACCTTAAAAATTCCTCGAAAGAAACATCGACTTCTTCAAAATCTGTATCTTCTTTATTCTTTCTTAAAAGGCTATATTTGTAATTATTAATAGAACCTAGGTGAGGAGTATAAATTCCTTCGAAAAATTGTGTATTAGGAATTTTCTTATGCTTTTCATTATTTAAGTTATCATTTAAGGCTTTCCAAACTGTATCAGTCGTAATACAATCTTTAATCTTAAAATTCTTTTCTAATTCTGTTTTAATCAAGAGTTCTGCCTCTTTAGTGGGAGCCCATTCATTAAGTAGCTCAACTCTCTTTAATATCATCTGAATAGCATCTTCTTTATTTAAAGCAACTATTGAAAAACTAAATGGTTTATTTTCAAGAAAGGTATCCCATGTATATAGTTTTAGAGTCATTTAAATAAAAACAGCTATAAGAGAGGTAGACAAAGTTATAATCTAAAAATAATCAATTTATTTAAAATTATTTTTCCTGTTATTAATTAATAGGTTGCTCAAATAGTGGTCTAAGAGGTAATTATTGAGGTAGCAGCAGTAGTTGGAGCAGTAATTGGAGCAGTAGTCGGAGCAGTAGTTGGAGCAGTAGTCGGAGCAGTAGGAGCAGTAGTCGGAGCAGTAGTAGTCGGAGCAGTAGTCGGAGCAGTAGTCGGAGCAGCAGTAGTCGGAGTAGTAGTCAGAGCAGTAATGGGCATGTGAGATTTACGGGTAATATTGATTAATTTGAGTGGTTTAATCTGGATTTTGATCTTTTCTTTTTGTTCTAACATTTTTTCTGGTACTTTTTCGGATAATGTGGAGAAGCCAGGTGCGATTTTAAGGAATTCTGCCCATATATTTTCCTGAATATATTCGGGTATCTGTTTAAAGTCGACAAGTTTAGAATTAAACTCGAATTTCTCTCTGAAAACTGGATTATCTTTAAGCAAATCCTGTAAGAGTTGTGGATTACAAGCATATTTTTTTGCATCATTAGTTCCACAACTAGGAATGTCATCTGATGTATCACCTGCAATAATTTTATGGAGGAGAGCTTCATCAGGAGTTAGATCACCCTTATTGTGTGTTATAATATTGAATTTAGGAATATCGACTACCATAAGGTTGGAATCGCATAACTGTAGATAATCCCTATCATTAGCGACTATAATGATCTTCCTATTCTTCTGCAACTTTCTGACTCTCATTGCAATAACGGCGCATACATCATCAGCCTCTGCCTCTTTAACCCGCATACACTGAACATAATTACTTTTCAAGAAGGTATCATTATTGTGCTTAACCACTGGACCATAACCCAGGCTCTCAATTGGAATGACAACCTTATCTAAGGAATGCCAACTCTTATCCATCTGTGAAGTATCGAGTAGAAGACTAATATTAATTTCATCATTCGGACCAGTACTAGTACTAGAATTGGCATCAGTATTAGCAATGCTAGTATCAACATGTGAAAAGAAAGATGGAACTGTAACGGGCGGGCATCTACTTCCTTTATAATTCTCATAGAGTTTACGACGCCATATTTCGTCGATAGGACAATCTCTAGCGAATAAGATATTCTGGGGATTAACTTTAAAGTGTTTAGCTAGATTGTCGATATTCTGTTTAAAAAGTTTGGTGTATTTTTCCATGTATACTGGATTCAAGACCCATGGTAAGAGATTCGTCTTTGGATCATTTGGAAAAGCTTTACTCCACCAACTAATCAATGCAGTGGCTCGTTTAATAGAGAAATATGAACTATCAACTAGGATTAGTGGTTTTGACTCATCCTCCATTTCCTGCAATTTCTTTTTATTTACTGTTCGACCTTGATCGTGTCGCTTTTATGTATTCTTTTGAATTAAAAAATTTCAAATCAATTTTTAATAAAGTAAAATATTAATTTGGTTTAAACTAAAGGAGAGAAAATGGGTGCGTAAAAAATTGATAAAAGAAATAGATAGGATAGATAAATTATTATCTAATGGATTCTAATACGAGTACCGATAAATTAATAACAGATTCCGTGACAGATTCTGTGGCAGATTCTGTGACAGATTCTATGAAGCCTGCCGATACAGTAGTCGTAAAACCCAATATTATAAAACCCATTTTAAAGTTAACTAGCAGTAATCCAAATATGGCAACACCTATAACAGTACAAAAACCTTTAACAGTCGCAAAACCTTTAACAGTTACAACACCTCTAACAATCGGAAAACCTGTAGAAGTC